AGAGCCACAGTCTTAACTCAGTTAATGAGATTACAACAAATAACTTGTGGACATTTTACAGCTGATGATGGCACAGTCAAAGAAGTTAAATCTAATAGATTACCAGAACTTATGGATGTTTTAGAAGAGGTAGAGGGTAAGGTTGTTATATGGGCCCATTGGCAGAAAGATGTATATAGGATTATGCAGGAGGTTTCTAAAAAATTTGGCGAAAATAGTTTTGTAGATTATTTTGGTCCTACACCAATGTCAGATCGTCAAACAAACATAGAAAAATTTCAAGATCCCAGTTCCCCGGTTCGTTTTTTTATAGGCACGACTCAGACTGGTGGCTATGGTATTACTCTTACAGCTGCTAGCACTATGATATATTACTCTAATGGTTATGACTTAGAGAAGAGACAACAATCAGAGGCTAGAATAGATCGTATTGGTCAAGAACATCCTATGACTTACATAGACATTATGTGTGAGGATACAGTTGATGAAAGAATTGTAAAAGCGTTAAAGAAAAAAGTTGATATAGCTAGTCAGATTATGGGTGAAGAATTAAAAGCTTGGATTTAAACAAATAAATCTTTTGCGTTACCTATAATTGGTTTGTATTTTGTTTTACCTTCTGATCTAAATGCATGTAAGAAACTGGCTCGTGGAGTCGCTTCAGTATAGCTGCAATGTATCCACCCGCTGTTAGGTTCACCCGGAGTATAGAACTCGAGGATGAGCTGGTCATACGGAAGCTCCCTTTTAATCCAATCTGCAAGCTCAGCGTTATCGACGCCAACACATTCGAAATCGGCCGCCTCGGCGCGGGCATGTTGTGAATTTACAGAACTGCCGATGGCTAGGCACAGCGCTTCTGAACGGAACCCGCTGGTTATTTTGACCCTTCCGAAATGGTCACGCACCGGCTGTAAAATTTTTTCACATAATGTTTTTAATTTTTCTATTTGTTCTGGACTAGGATTATTGTTGATGCCCTTCCTGATGGCAGTGTCTGACTTAGTCAGCTCTGAGAGAGTAAAGTTCCGTGAAAGATTCATAGTTTTCCTTGTAACTCTTTTAAATATTTTTCGTTTTCTTCTTGTTCAATTTGTTCTGGAGTTTTTTTAATTTTATTGAATACGTAATAAATAATAGCAGCACCAATTGACATACACACCATGCCATAAAAAAACATTCCAATACCAAAAGTAGCTGTCATTATCTTATAATTAAAGTAAATATAACATATGCCATACCGGTGATCAATGCTCCAGTAGACATTAATAATATACTTTCTACGCGGTTGATTTGACGTTCAAGTTTATTAATTTTATCATGAGTTTGCTTTTGCATTATTCTGCAAAGCTTTTCATGTTCTTCTATTTTTTGTAGTGCGTTTTTAGCCATTTGGAAACAGTAAACGGATTTTTTGATCCATTGTCAAGTTAGAAAATTGGTTAGCTGCCTGCGTTTTTGTCATAACAGACTGGTTAACAGACGGTAAATTTAAAGCAGTTGGTGTAACTGGTGTATCTTGCATAATAGGTAACAGTGGGTTTTCAATGTTAGGAAAAAATGGTTCATCTAGTGTAACAGACTCTAGCTGATCATAAATATCTTCAATAGAATCTATTGCTTCCTCATAAGGATTAGATATACCTAAACGTGCTGCATTTTCTTCAAAAGCATTTTCAATTTCTCTAGAAGGTAAAAAGGGTCTAAACTCTCCATCATTTAAAGCATCATAAGCTCTTGTTCCAACTCTATCAAAAGATTCTATTACCTGTTCTTCATCTAAACCTAATACTTGACCAGCTTCCATATCTTGTTTCATAGTTTTTTGAACATTAAATAAAGCTCTGTTTGCATTTATAAACGCATTTACAAGATCTCTTGGTTCTACTGGTCCGCCTCTTAAAGTTTCTCTTGTAAACAAAGATCTAGATTCTCTAGTTCCTCTTTGAAAGTCTGCTATTTTAAAATTTAAAACTCTTTCTGGATTTACTGGCACAGCTCTAAAACCAAATAACCCTGCAAACTCGTCACCAAATTCATAAGTCTGTCCATACTTATCAAACTTACCTTTTGTAATTACATCAACCTCTTCAATAGATTGGTCTAATCTTTTAAATTGGTTTATTGAGAAAGGCATTTGTGCTTTAACTAAGTGGGCCATTATTTTACTAGCTTTATCTCCCGGCGTATCTTGTGGATTGAATACTTGGAAACCTTCTCTAGTTCTACCACCTCTTACAAGTAAATCAGCAACTGCTTCAGTCCAGATAGACTCAGATATAAATGGTGATGCAAATTCTTTCATAGCTTCAAACATACCGCCAATGAAATCATTAACTATTCCATCGTTATCTGTGTCACCATCAGCCACCCTATTTACAACCGTCTGTAATGGTCTAATTAATGTGTCATATGCATTAGCATGACTAAAATCTACATATTCAAACGAACCGTCTTTGTTTTTTATTGGTAATATTGTTGAGTTTTTTGACCAGTTAGGCACGTATCTTCTAAGCGCAGCTCTTTCTTCATCTGTTACATCGTACAATGCACCAAACATTTGTGATGTAGCGTAAGGCACAGCAGCCACAGTTGTAGTGAAACCAAATAATCTTGTGTAACCAGTTCTTCTAAAAGGTTTATATGCTTTACCATTTACAATTACCTCTTCGTTTATTTCTTTTAATGCTCTAGTTACAATGTTTGTACCTGTTCTTGCAATCTCTGCTGGGAAAGATACGAAATTACCAATAGGTAATTTTCTTAAACCTTTTATAAAGTCTGATACATAATCATAGTTTGGTATATTGTTTCTTACAATATCAGCCGCTTGTTCTTCTAAATATTCTGTTGTTAATCTAACTTCCTCTCCTGCTGAATTTTTAAAAAACTGGCCTCTTGTTACACCAATTCTTTCAAAAGCTTTTTCCATTCTTTTTTGTTCCATAGCCCATGATGCTATCTTCCAAAAGTCATCCTCAGCTGTGTATAAATCTTGTGACACAGATTTTAATTTTGACAATGGTTTTAACAATAGTCTCATTCCTTTGTCTGATGTCATTGTTTCACCAAAATTTACATCTTCTAGTAGACGTGCAAGATCCCCGAGTCTAACATTAGAATTTACAACACCTAGTCTTAAAAGTTTTTCATACAACTCATTTTGTTGTCTTGTGCCTTTTAATGGAGTTTGTAATGCTTGATAAGCTTGTTTAATTGCAGCAGCATCTGGTACAATACCATTAGCTGTAGCAAAAGCTCCTGCACTTACAAAGTTTCTTAAATGTGTTACCGGTGATAAAATTGTTTTTGCAATCTGTGATGTAGCTTTTGGATACAGTATTAAACTTTCGTACATCTGTGCCAAGAATTTATTATTTTCTGTAGATAGTGATGTTTGTTTTAATGCATCAGCAACACCCGGTCTTGCATACAAAGGATTCTGTGCATCAGCAAAAGGATTAGTTGCACCTTTACTAATAGATAATCTACCAGAGGGATCAATAACTTCTACTTTTTTAAAGTCATCACCAAACTCTCTAATCGCATCATCATAGCTTCTTGCAAACAATGGCTCTTTGCCTGCAGCTGCAAGCTCATCAGATTTTTGTATAAGGTCATCAAAGAAAACATTTCTTCTAGATATTACAGATAATTTTGCTGTGGCACCTAAAATAGTCTGCATTGGATTTTTTTGTCGACCTAATAATTTTTCTATTGCTTGCCTTGGTCCATCTTTTACATCTGTCATTGCTATAAACTGTTTTGGCTTAACATCGTCTGCTTGTTTTAAAACAGTTTGATTTAAGAAAAATTTTGGAACTTGAAATAGTGGTACGTTCCCTCTATCCATTTTAAAACCAGGAGGCATCTTAACTGTACGTAAGATACCGGCGATTGCATCATCTGCTTCTTGTTCCGTTAATTCTTTACCAGCTTCTCTTGCACTATTGATTAATACAGCTCTAGTTTTTTCTATTGCTTCAGCTGTAGGCGTGTAATTAAAATAAGGTATTAATGATTTGTTTTGAAACACATCATAAGTTGAACCTAAATAATCTTTAAATTTATTACCAAATATTTCTTTAAACTCTGCAAGTTCTTTTTTGTCTAACTTACCACCAACATCAGAAAATAATTTAGACCATCTAGATCTAATTGTAGACAAACCACCAAAGATTGCAGTTTCTATTTCTTTTGCTTGGTCTGCATTTTTTGCAAGTCCTTGAATTTTTTTAGATACCTTTGCTTTTTTAGCTGCATCTAACGCATCAAAGGTAACTTGACCTAAGTCGTCTATTTTTGGATTACCTGATAATAATAAATCATTTACATCTGCTAAAAGATCACTTCTACCTTTAGCATTTTGTTTATTAAACAATGTTCTAAGTGGTGGGAATAACTTGTCTATACTTACATCTATTTCTCTAGATGTATTTCTAGCGAGTGTTGCATCACCAGATCGTAAACCAATTTGTTTTCTTTCAAGATCAAAAAACTCTTGCGCTTTGTCTCCTCTTGCTCTAAGCTTGCCGGCAACTTTATCAATCCATTTATCTAATTTACTATTATTGACATCTAATTGTTTGTTTCTATTCGCAAGTTTCTTAATCCCTGCACCAACACCCCCGATGATACCTGTAAATAATGCACCCTCTGTACCAAACTTAACTCTGTTTAATAATTCTCTACCTGGATCATTCTCGTCATCTTCTAAATTAAATGCAAGTGTACCTGCTCTTTCTACGTCTCCAACAAACACACCTTCAGCAATACCGCCTGTAATAGCTCCAGCTGCAAGCTTTAATGCTCCGCCTCTACCTCGCATACCTTTTAAAGTGTTAGCTAGTTTAGGACTATTTGCTTTAAATAATGTACCAGTCTTACCTGCGTTAATTGCTTTCTCTGCTAGTTTACTACCTAGTTTAAAACCAAAACCACCGGGTATACCTATATTGACTAATAGCTCTGTAATCTTTCCAGCAGCTGTTGCTTCTGCTCTTTCATCAAATGTTGTTAAGTCATCAAAAAATTGTTCTACCTCTGCAGCCTTATTGGTCCCTGCGCCCAGGTCAATAAGCGTTGCGCCCAATGAAAATAAACCTTTAGGTATTGCAATGGCACCTGAAACAATTCCTGAGAGTACCGATTCAATTGTGCCTACTCGATTAAAATCTTCAGCCATGGTCCCTCCTAATCGCCGCCACCAAAATTAAATATACTATCTTCTATTGAACCTCTAACAACAATAGTTTGTTTAATCTCTCCATTTTCAATAACTAATATTTTACCATCAGCTGTGTAAACACCGTCTCCCTTAAATCCTTCAGATTTTAAAAATTCAGATAAAGGTTTTCCTTTGTATTTTTTATTAATTTTATTTTTAAATTTTAAGTTTCCAAATTGACCTCTCTCTGTAAGGTCTATAGCTGTTTGATCTAAACCACCTGATTTACCAAATTCTTTAACTTTAGTTTGGAATGTTTCACTTACAGTTACTGGTAAATTTCTAGCCATACGAATAGCATCGTCCATATTTCCTGCAACTCCAGATTCTAAATAATACTCTGCAGTTTTTTGAATTGGAGATCTAGTATCTTTACTCTCTTTAATTTGTTCTAATTTTAATTGTTGTTGAACATCCATTAATTCTGCTGCTTCTCTTAATTTTTCTGGTTTGTCATATGACTGACTTGTTTCTGCAATAATATCTGAGACTAAATTATCCGCGCCCAAGCCTGTTCTAGATATCCTTTGACCTGCTTTAATCATTGCATCATACAATGCATTTTTTTGAGCTCGTTTATAACCTAACGAATTAAGTATATCATCGACTCTTTGTTTTTTAGTTAGATTTTCAACAGGAGTTTTTTCTTCTTCAACAACTTTTACTTCGTCTTTTGGAAGTAAATCTTTATTAAAGTCACCCTGATTTTTCTTTTCTACCTTAAGATCAAATTCTTGTTGTGCTTTTTCCGCTCTCTTCTTTTTATTTTCTGCTATTATTTGTTTAGTTTTTTCACCTAAAACTAAATCAGCTGGTTTAATAGGTTCTTCAAATTTAAATCCAAATAGTCCTGGTGGTGGTTCTTTACCGCTCAATACCTCTGCTGAACTTACATTCTTTGGAGTAAATATATTGTCAAAAGCTGCGGCAGCATCTAAATTTTGTTGTTGTCTAATAGCCATTAAATTAGGGTCCATAATTGGGTCTGCCACAAAACCAGCAGTTTGATATCCTTGTCTCACTGGTTCTTTGATACCATCCATAATCCCTTCTTTAATAGGGCCACCCATTCTAAACATTGGTCTATTTAAAACTTTCATTATTTACTCCCTGGAAATCCAAATATTTTACCGTATAATCCACCAATTCCTAATGCTGTACCAATTGCTTGTGATAGTGGGCTAACAGGCTGTGGTTGTGCATATTGTTGACCTACAACACCACCAGATAAACCAGTCAAAGCTTGACCGTATTGAGATAATCTACCGTATGGTTCGTAAGCCATTGTTCTTGCAGCATCTGCATCTGCTTGTAATTGTGCTTGTGATAAACCTTGTCTTAAAGATCCTAGTTGTCCTAACGCTCCAACGTCTGCACCGAGACCAGCTCTTTGAAAATCAGATAATCCCATTTGTGCTGCACCTAATCCTGACTGAGCTGCCGCTAACTGACCGCCTTGAGTAAATGCTCTATCAGCTGCTTGTTGTGCTTGACCAAATCCTGCTTGTAATAATTGGGCTTGTAATGCTGCTCTGTCTGCTAATCTATCTGCTTGAAACTGACCTAATTGTGCACCTTCTCTACCACCACCAAAGTTACCAGATATAACTGCTGCATCTCTAATAGCTTGTTCACCAGCAAATCCTTGTTTATCAAATTCTGCAAGTGTTGTATCAATAACTTGTTGTTGATACGGGGACATAAAAGGTTGATAAGCTTGAGGTCCTGTTAATGCACTAAGTCCTCCAACAGTTCCAGCTGCTTGTTGTTGTGCAGCTTGCGCTGCAGCTAAAAATGGTTGATAAGCACCAACACCTTGTTGTGCAAGACCTATCGCTTGAGTTTGTAATGGGTCTTCACCAGCAACAAATTGTCTTCCAGTAAATTTTGCTGTATCTATTGGAGCACTATAAGTTGCTTTTGCTTGTGTAGCAAAATCTTTTGTGTAATCTTCTAAAAATCCTGGAACTGCCATTATGCTATCCTCGTTTCTAATTGTTTCATATTATCATACATAGCTTGAGCACCTTGTGATTCTTCAGAAACTTTACCACCAGCTTCTAAATTTTTCATTAAATTTTCCATAACTTTAGCACCCTTATCTACATCTCCACCACCTGCGTTTCTAACTGCATCAGCAGTAAAAACAAATTCATTTACACTTAATCTAGCAGGAACATCATCTGCTTTTTCTTTTTTACCGATCTCTACAAATCCACCGGTTCTATAATCTTTTTCTAAACCACCTAAATCCATAAGTCCACCTTCTTTTCTACCAACTCGTACAGGCACTTTTGGATCACTTAATTTAATATCTTTTACAGGAATACCACCAGTTCTATAATCAGATTTATTATATCCTATTGGAGTATCATATCCTTTTACTTGTGACTTTGGAACTGGTCCTCCCATAGCCATTTGCATAATACCTTCTTCTGGAGTCTGTACTACCTCTGCTTCTGTAGTCATTATTTCTTCATCTTCTGGTCCTTGTTCCCCGGCCGCTTGTTGCATAACCAACATTTTAAATTCTGAATAAGATAAGTCACCACCTTGTGCTTTATATTTTCTATACTCTTCTTGTAAAAATCTTTCTGCTTCTGGTGGTAATTGCATCATATCACCTTCCACCATATTGCCATTTGCATAACCTATTCTACCACCTTCAGCTGCTTGTTGTGGTGGTAAATAAAAACCTGCTTGAACCGCTTCTGGTCTTGGTAAAAACGCTAAACCAGGTGCTCTTTCTCTTGACATCATGTAAGCTGTGTATGGATCAATATAAGATGTGTCTACTTCTTCTTCTATCTCTTCGTAAGGGCCCGTCTTAAATGCTTTTTGTAAGAATGGTGTTGCAATTGCTGTTGCACCTAAACCTGCAAATATTTTTTGACCAGTGCTCATTTTACTTAACATTTTTGGAAAAAAACCTAGATTTTGATGAGGGCCAGTGATTGAACTTGCACCTCGAAATAAACTCGGTGCAAAAGCACCAAAATTTTTTGCAATACCGGCAGGAGAAAACATAGCTCTTGTAAAGCCAGTTCCAGCTGCACCTCCTGCTAAAGCTCCTAATCCTGCAGTTCCTGCATATAATAAAGCAGCCTTACCCAGTGGACTTTTAACTATTTTCTTGACGCCACGGACAGCTTTCTTTACAAGTTTACCTAAAAAATAACCTTGTCTAGGTTCTTGCAATGTTATGATTCCGCCTCCGGCCTGTAGTTGTCTGGGTTCTTGCATTCTAGAAATTGCCATATTTTTACCTTAATTGTACCTTTTACTTTGTTTTACTGATTAAATCAATAGGTGGCATGATGACCTTTACATCCTGAGCCATGTCCTCTGGCTTATAGCCCTTAGCTACCCACTCCTCTCTTTCCTTAAAAATTTCGCCTGTTTTCTTGTGTCTGTAGGTTTCTTCTACTTTCGCATCTAGTATTTTCATTAGTCTATTTTCTCCTTTAATATATTTAAGTAACTTACGCCAAAATCAAATGACCCAGTGTTACTTGACTGTATTGTAAGGGTAGTTCCACCCTCAACTATTAACGGTTGGGTTAATAATTCTTTTGTAGTATCAGCGGTCAAAGCAGCTGATTTTATAGCTGTAATAGAGTTATTCGTTATGGTGACTGTAGGAGTAGAAGCTGATGTTACTAGTATTGATTTTACAATATAGGTTTCATTCACTTTTGGATTACCTGTTCCAAACACATCTAAGGCATTACCTGTAGTGTCATTATCTTTCCCTACAAATTTATATCTATTTACTACCGACATTATTCTAAAAAGAAACTTTTAGCTTCTATCTCTTGTTTTACTTCATCTTGAAAAGATGAGTTTAATTTTGTTATTACTGAGTCAAGATCTCTAACTAAAGATTGTAGATTAGCTTGACTATATTCTGGTTCTGCTCTTGTTAACGATTCTACTATTTTAGCCATTATGAACTACCTTGATTTTCAGCATTCTCTATCGCTGCTTTAACAGCTGCTATATCTACTACACTTTGATTAGGATTATATTCTATGTTAAAACGATCAAAAGCATTAAGGTTGCTTATAGATGGTGCAGAGACTACTTGATCGCTCATGCCAAAAGTATCTTCAAAATTACGAGTGTCTACTAATTTACCGTCAATCATTTGTAAATTAGCTATTCTCTCTTTTTCTTCTTCATCTAAACTATCATAATAATCTTTACTAAATATATTACCAAATATACCTTTACCATAATCTATACCTTTTCCTATAACACTTCCTATAACAGGAACACCTGTTACTAAACTTGCAAGACCTCCTAAAACTGTTCCTAAATATCCTGGTTTAGTTTCACCCATTCTTGGACCTGACGTATATACATCTCTATATCCAAATCGATTAGCACCACTAAAAAGTCCTCCACCTGTATATCTCTGTCCGACAAAATCTCCTATGCCACCTCTTTGTACTCCTCTGTCTCCAGTGTATCCTTCTGTAATACCTGTTGGTGAAGTCACATTAGCTCTGCCAGTCATAATGTCGGCAGCTCTTTGTTTACCTTTATCTATTTGACCAACTCTACCACCTGGACCGGCTCCTCCTGAACCTGGATCATTTGGTCCACCGGGACTAGCATCATAACCACCCAGGTCACCTTGCAATGATATTACACCTTTCGGTCCTTTATTTGGTTTACCATCTTCAAGACCACCATGCATATTAAGTGCAATCAAAACTTGTTTTTCAGGTTCTGTAATATATGCTAATTCTGTATCAGGATGGTCTGGTGATGATTTCCATCTTACAGGAACTTTTACTTCTTTTTGTTTACCTAAATAATTAGGACCACCTCCCTGCATTGCAGGTTTTTTATTTTCATATTTAATTTTTTTATCTACAGCCATTACCTTCTTCCTCCTGGATGTATGTCTAATCTAAATGTGCCAAGTTTCCAGTCTTGACTGGTGCTTGTATTTGCAACTTTTAAAGCGATAGATCTTGCACGTAGTCGAGTATCTTTTTTAGTTGTAGTGCTATCAACTGTAAAATTAGTTGTTGTAGTAGAACTATTAGGATAGGTTCGAGTTACAAAGCTAACCTGTGTATCACCTGTCTGTGAAATAAAATCTGGTATGAACCTACTTATTCGCATTATAAATTCTCCGTCTCCTCTAATATCAGGTGTTCCAACTACATCACCTCGTGAACTTCTTCTTGTAATATCAAAGTCACCAGAGGTAATAGATCCTAATACTGCAGTCACAGCTCCTCCTGCATTAATTTGATCGGTCCCTGTTTCCTGTTTATAGTATATCGTACATCCGTCTGTATTACCAGTAACATCGTAAGAGTTGTTGCTATCAGGGTCATAGGAAGTAGCGTGTGGCTTATCAAATACCGCAGAATCTTGCCATGCGGCTCTAGCTAATGTGCCAGTGGTCCATATTGGTCTTCTGCTTGTCGAATCAAAATAGTTATAAGTTACGTTTCTATTTATTTGATTAGAATTAGCAGTGGCATAATACCAGGTTATTTCGCCAAATAGATTATTTAATCCTGCATTAATTAAGTCTCTAGATACCACGTTTATATCGTCGTATACAAAGTCCTCTACTAAACAAGGTAAAGATTTTAATTGACCATCGTATGTAAAGAAGCCGTTCTCTGACATCCAATAAGCTGTGCCGTCTACTTCTATACAAGCATTTTTTCCTAATAACCCACAGTTAGTCCCTACTTGTTCAAAAGCAAATGTAAAAGGTTGACCTACAAATTTCATTAAAAATATGGCTGTATCGGTCCATACATAGATTGCATCTCTACCTCTAATAGCTCCCATTATCTTAGATCCATCTGCAAGTCTTTGTGTACCAGCGGTATTGTCTGCTTTAACTGTGTATGAATCTGTTTGGTCAATACTTTCTTGAGAAGAGAATCTAATAAACATATCGTCTTGTGTTGCAGTAGAACCAACTGTTGTTTCCGTACCAAAAAATACTAGGTGCCTATCCGGTGTAGATACCAGCACATGTCGAGATGCTGTTGGTGCATTAGGTATTATTGTAGCCCTTGTAGATGTTGCTCCTGGTCCAGCAGCGTCCCACTCAAAACAAGCACCATTAAATATTAACGCTATTAATTTTGTTCCAAAGTTATCTAACACCCATAGTCCCGGATCTAATGTAAAATCTTGTGCAGAGGCATTACCCCATCCAACAAAGTCTGTTATGTTTGTGACTGTTGCGCCTCCACTGTGTGTGGCTTTTGTAGTTCCGTTTATGCCCCGAGCACCACCACTTAAAGTGTTTGTTGAGGTATCATTATTAGTATAGCTAATATCCTCAGTGCCGATTCTAATTGACCCTGAAGCTGGAAATGCAGCAGAGTTTGCTACAACAACTGTCGTAGTTATAAGATCGGTTATAGCTGTTGAAAGAGTTGTAGTTGCAGCTCCAATTGCTGTACCAGACCATAAACCTGTACCCCAACCAAAACCTCCAAGTTGTTGAGATGGACCAACGGTAAAATAACATAGGACTGATGCAGACCCAGCGTTAGTTAAAGGTGTCCCTGATTCCTGACTATCCATCGTAATTGTAAAGGTATTAGTAGAGGGAACCGATGTAACCATAAACTTTTGATCTTCAAAAGTTGCTGTTCCATAAGTAGATCCTGAAGGCAAAGTTACATTGTCAAACATAACAATATCATCTTCATTTAAACCATGAGATGTACCACCAGTGTTTATCGTAACCGTTGTTGAAGAAGAGGTGCTGGTAAAATCAGCTCCCGTTATAGTAGTTCGTATTGGATGGATATCATAAAACAATCCTTCTGAATAAACGTATAAAATTCTATTTGTTCCTATGGCAGCATATTTAATACCTGAGTTATCATCAAAATGATGAATAGCT